TATGATGATAAATTCGCATATTCCCACCATGCCACCGATCCTGCCTCTGAAAAGGAGCTGAACGCATTCGACCTCGTCCGCATCCACAAATTCGGCGACGATGATGAAAAGAAGTCATTTAAGGAAATGTCGGAGTTTGCCGTCCGGGACGATAAGGTCAAACGGCTCCTTGTACTGGAAAAAACCGAGCAGGCGTCAGCCGAGTTTGACGATGAGGACTGGCAGAACGCCCTGGAACTGGACAAGGGCGGCAATATCAAGGACACGCTCGACAACCTTGTCCTCATAATCCGCCATGACTATGAACTGCGGAATATCGCCTTCAACTGCCATCGTGACGGCATCGACGCAAAGGACGGCCTTCCGTGGGAGCAGATCAAGCCCGGCTGGAACGACTCGGACATAGCGGCCCTGAAGGTCTACCTTTCCAATAAATACGGATTGTACTCCCCTACAAAAACAAAAGACGCCATTCTTGCGGTCGCAGCCGAGAGAGCCTATCACCCCATCAAGGCATATCTCGAGTCTCTGCCCAAATGGGACGGCATTCCGCGAGTTGATACGCTGTATATCGACTATTTCGGCGCGGACGACACCTCATATACCAGGGCGGTCAGCCGGAAATCCATGACGGCGGCTGTGGCGCGCATATACAGACCCGGTACGAAGTTCGACTCCGTTCCCATCCTGAACGGTCCCCAGGGCATCGGAAAAAGCACTTTTTATGCCAAACTCGCTGGGGACTGGTTCTCTGACAGTCTTACGCTTACAGATATGAAGGATAAAGCCGGCCCTGAAAAACTGCAGGGATACTGGATTCTTGAACTCGGCGAACTTGCCGGTATGCGGAAAGCCGACCTGGAAACCGTGAAATCCTTTATCTCCCGTGTGGACGACAAGTACCGCGCCTCCTACGGCGTGACGGTGGAAAACCATCCCCGTCAGTGCATCATCGTCGGCTCCACCAACGCCGAGAGCGGTTTTCTCCGGGATATTACGGGTAACCGCCGTTTCTGGCCCGTCCGTATCAGCGGAGAAAGCAAAAAGAAATCGTGGCAGCTAACAAAAGCTGAGGTTGAGCAGATATGGGCGGAAACCCTTGTTATCTACCGCAAAGGCGAAAAGCTGTATCTCGACGGTGAGGACGCACAGATTGCCATCACTGAACAAGCCAACGCTATGGAGTCAGATGAACGTGAAGGTCTGGTGCGGACTTACCTTGATACCTTGCTGCCCGAGACCTGGGACACCATGTCCCTTTATGAGCGCCGAAACTTCCTGAACGGTTCGGAGTTCGGCGGCGACCAGCATGTCGGCACGGTGCTGCGGGAGTACACCTGCAACATGGAGATATGGTGCGAGTGCTTCGGCAAGGAAGGTCCCTCCATGCAGCCCAAGGATACCTATGCAATTGCGGCAATCATGCGGAAGATCGAAGGCTGGGACAAAACAGACCGCAAAAACTACCCGATCTACGGACGACAGCGCGGATATAAGCGAGGCTTGTCCGGGTGATTGTCCCCACCCAAGGCAGACAAGCGGCAGGCTGTCCTCAAAGCTGTCCTGCCGCTCGTCCCTGTAAGAACCCTTGCAGTCAAGGGAAAAGCGACTGTACAGGACAAGCGGACAACCTTAAACCTATGAGCATAGAAAAAGAAAAAAGAGAGTGCTTTGGGTGCGTAAGCGTATATATGCGCGTATAGGAATTTTCGACTGTTGTCCGTCACTTGTCCGGATTGGAGCGAATATGCGAGAAAAATATGTTGAACAGGCTCTGGTGAAAGCCGTGAGAAAAATGGGAGGTCTGGCGCTGAAGTTCGTCAGTCCGGGTTTNNGGGTTTAGATGGAGTGCCCGACCGAATACTGCTTTTCCCCGGCGGCAAAATCGCCTTCGCTGAAACCAAATCCGATGGAATGAAACCCAGGCCTCTGCAGGTAAGGCGAAAAAGGCAGCTTGAGGAGCTTGGCTTTTTTGTTTACTGCATTGACCGCACAGAGCAGATCGGAGGGATTATCGATGAAATACACTCCACATGAATATCAGACCTACGCGACTGATTTTATTCTTAAGCATCCGGTGTCGGCAGTCCTGCTTGAAATGGGTCTGGGCAAGAGTGTAATAACGCTGACCGCCATCTTCGACCTCTGCCTGGACAGTTTCCTTATTCGGAAAGTCCTTGTCATCGCACCTCTGAGGGTGGCAAAAGATACATGGCCTGCAGAAATCAAAAAGTGGGATCATCTGAACGGACTGACATATGCCGTGGCTGTCGGCACGGAGCAGGAACGGCTTTCCGCTCTGAACAAAAAGACCGATATTCATATCATCAACCGTGAAAATGTGGACTGGCTCGTCAATAAAAGCGGTATCTCTTTCGACTACGATATGGTGATTGTCGATGAGCTGTCCTCTTTCAAATCCTATCAGGCGAAGCGGTTCAAAAGCCTCCTGAAAGTCAGACCCTTTGTGAAAAGAATTGTAGGTCTGACCGGAACACCCTCGTCCAACGGGCTTATGGACCTGTGGGCTGAGTTTCGAATTCTTGACCTTGGCAAAAGACTCGGCAGATATATAACCCATTACCGCAGCCGCTATTTCGCCCCGGATAAGCGCAACGGACAGGTCGTATTCTCATATAAGCCGCTCGATGGTGCTGAACAGAAAATTTATGATGCCATATCCGATATAACCATCTCCATGCGGTCGGCGGATTACCTCAAACTACCGGAATGCGTTATAAACGAAGTCCCTGCGTACCTTACCGAAAAAGAACGGTCTGTGTACGACACTTTCCGCGAGGATATGGTGGTCAAGCTGAAAAACGTGGAGATCGATGCTCTGAACGCCGCCGTCCTTTCCGGCAAACTCCTACAGATGGCAAACGGTGCTGTCTACGGCGAGGATAAACAGGTCCAATATCTTCATGACCGCAAACTGGATGCCCTGGAGGATTTGATCGAGGGCGCAAACGGAAAACCCGTTCTCATCGCCTACTGGTATCAGCACGACCTTGACCGAATCAAGGAAAGGCTGCGCAAACTTAATATCCACTTTTTGGAGATGAAAGCATCCGGCACTATTGAAAGGTGGAACAGTGGCAAGATTCCCGTGGCACTTATCCATCCGGCGTCTGCCGGACACGGGCTTAATCTCCAAGCCGGAGGATCGACACTGATATGGTTCGGACTGACGTGGTCACTGGAGCTGTATCAGCAGACAAACGCCCGGCTTTGGCGGCAGGGACAGCAAAACACGGTTGTGCTTCACCACATTATCGCCAAAGGCACGATTGATGAGGACGTTATGAAGGCTCTGAAACGCAAGGAGAAAACGCAGTCGTCTCTGATAGACGCCGTCAAGGCGAATCTGGAGGTGTGGCGTTGAGTGAACCTTATGAGAATCTTGCCGCCGCTATAATCCTGAAAGCCGTCAAGGATTACAGGGACGCATTAAAAAAGCACGGAAAACGGCCGAAATACCAGCCCGCCATTGAAACGATAGCCGAGGTGGAGAGGTTCTTCCGCTCCGAGTGGTATAGAGAACTTACCTCTGTTGACGGTGATATGTTGATCAGAAAACTGAAATCGGAGGTGGAAAGAGAATGAAACCAAAAGAATATCTTCACCAAGCTTACAGGCTCGACCACAGAATCAACTCAGACATCGAGGAAATGGAGCGCCTTCGTGAGATGGCCTACAGCGTTTCCGCTCCCAACTGGGGTGAAAAGGTCAGTGCGTCAAGAAACACCGACCCGCCTTTCGTCCGTTGCATTGAACGCATTATGGCGCTTGATGAGAAGATCAACGCGGAAATAGATAAGTTCGTTGCGCTGAAGGAACAGATCAGAGGCGTCATCGATAAAGTGACTGACACCGACGAGCGTATGGTTCTTCGATATCGGTATGTACACAATTACACCTGGGAACAGATCGGCGATGAACTGAACGCCGACAAAAGCACCGTCCGCCGCTGGCATGGAAACGCTTTACTTCATGTGGTGATGCCTGATGACCCCATCATTATCTGCAAGTCGCAACGAAATGAGCAGCTTTGAGCAGAGATAAGCACCTGCCATTCGGGTTATAGTATAATCAGCAAAAAATACAATGCGAGAGCCTTCGGAGGTACATCCTTCCGGGGGCTTTTCTCATGCAAGGAAACGGAGGTGAAACGAGTGCCAAAAAAACCAAAAAGGCCCTGCCGGATGAACGGCTGCCCAAACTTTGCCGGGGACGGTGAGATTTACTGCCCGGAACATAAAACGGAAGCCGAACATTTCTACAACCGATATCAGCGGCCCACCGACAAGAATGTTTACGGGCGCGCCTGGAAACGGATCAGGGACAGAAAAATCCGTGAGTCTCCCATGTGCGAGGAGTGCTTGAAGCATGGCTTCTACCATCCGGCGGAGGAAGTCCACCATCGTGTCCCGCTCTCGGAGGGCGGCACGCATGAGCGTTCAAACCTCGTGTCCCTCTGCCGCTCCTGCCACATGAAGGCGCACGGTGAACTTGGAACACGAAAGCCGCACAGCTATGACGACTAACGCACCCGGTGGGGTGTTCGAATCTCTGCAACTTTTGATCCGGGGCAACGGCCTGGGGTCACGTGTGAACAAAATGCGAAATCAAAAGGGTGATAAAGGAAGGTGGTGAGAAAAATACCGACAAAATCGAATAACACCGGCGGTCAGGGCGGAAAAAGACCCGGTGCCGGACGAAAGAAAAAAGCTGTGACCGAAAAAGCGTTAAGCGGCAATCCAGGCGGCAGGAAGCTTACTGTTCTGGACATTCCCGATGTTGAGGGCACGGCAATGCCAAAACCGAAAGACATCCTCTCGGCAAAACAGCGCGACGGCACGGAGCTCCGCGCGAAGTCGGTATACGAAGAAACATGGCAGTGGCTCAACAATATCGGCTGCGCCGCCTATGTGTCTCCCCAGACGATAGAGCGGTATGCCATGTGCGTGGCGCGATGGATTCAGTGCGAGGAGATGACCAATGAGCTCGGTTTCCTCTCAAAGCATCCGACGACCGGAAAACCCATCACTTCTCCGTTTATAAACATCGGCATCAACTATATGAACCAGGCAGCCCGTCAGTGGGATGCCATTATGCAAATCGTCAAGGAGAACTGTACCGTGGATTTCAGCGGCGCAAACCCTAATGATGATTTGGAACGACTGCTTCATCAGAGAAAGGGATTTTGATATGACATCATATAAAACCTGCGAAAGCGTATGCATAGGTCACCCGGACAAACTGTGCGACCTTATAGCCGACAGCATTCTGGATGAGTGCCTGCGGCTCGATAAATCCTCCCGCGTAGCNNCTGGCGAGATCACCTGCTCAAAGCGCGTGGATATCCGGTTTATTACAAGGCAGGTGCTGAGGAAAGCCGGATACAATCCGCTCAAGTATCTCATTTATGTAAATGTACATAAGCAATCGGAGGACATAGACGGCGGCGTGTCCAGAGCCCTTGAATCAAGAAACGGCGATACCTCCTGGTATTCCACCATCGGCGCCGGCGATCAGGGTACGGTTTACGGATATGCCACCAACGAAACAAAGAGCCTGATTCCTCTGCCCCTGGAACTTGCCCATCAGATTTGCAAACGGCTTGACAAGGTTCGCTCGGAAGGTACTGTCAAGGGCATTTTCTCAGATGGCAAAGCACAGGTGACCATTCAGTATGAGGATGGAAAGCCCGTGCGTGTGAAAACCATTGTTGTTTCCATTCAGCATTCCAAAGATAAAGACCTCGACACACTCCGCAGCGATATTATTTCTAATGTTCTGTGGCCGGTGTTCGAGAGCTTCCCTTTTGATGAGGAGACGGAAATTCTCGTCAATCCCTCCGGCAGATTTGTAAAGGGCGGTCCTTCGGCCGACACAGGTCTGACCGGAAGAAAAATCATCGTGGACACCTACGGCGGCGAGGGAGCGCACGGCGGAGGAGCTTTCTCCGGCAAAGACCCAACAAAGGTTGACCGCTCGGCTGCATATATGGCGAGATGCGTCGCTGTGTCGGTTGTGCAAAACAGTCTGGCGGATAAATGCCAGGTGGCTGTGTCCTATGCCATCGGCAAGGCTGACCCCGTCGCCGTTCAGGTCGACACTTTCGGTACTGGCAAATATTCCGATACGGCAATCAGAAACGCTGTCATTGATACATTCAGCTTCCGTCCTGCGGCCATCATCGAATTCCTCAAGCTGAAGGACACGGATTATTCCGCAACCTCAACCTACGGTCACTTCGGAGGCTGCGAGAGATGGGAGTGGAATCACTGTTGGCAGGAACTCCGGGAGGCGGTAAAAAAACATGAGCAAGACAACGACTGAGATGCAGCTCGTGCCCATCGCCAAGCTGGTGCCTTATCAGAATAACGCGAGAACACACTCGGCGGAGCAGATAAAAAAGCTCCGCTCTTCTTTACGGGAATTCGGCTTTGTGAACCCCGTCCTCATCGACCGCAGCTGCGGCGTTATTGCCGGACACGGCAGAATCATGGCGGCCATGGAGGAAGGCATCACCGAGGTGCCGTGTGTGTATATGTCGATCACCTCACCGAGGCGCAGAAGAAGGCATATATCCTCGCAGACAACCGTATGGCGCTCGACGCCGGATGGGACGAGGAACTTCTGAGAATAGAATTGGAAGAGCTGGAGGGGATCGGCTTCGACCTAGGTCTTACAGGTTTCGATGAAAAAGAGCTGACGGACTTGTTCGGTAAGGACACCGAGGTTAAAGATGACGATTTCGACGTCGATGCGGAACTGCAAAAACCGACGTTCTCAAAATCCGGAGATATATGGACGCTCGGACGGCACAGGCTTATCTGCGGCGATTCCACAAAAAAGGAGACCTATGATATCCTCGTCGGCGACCATCGCGTCAACCTTGCAGTG